CAGTGCAACTACAGATGCAATCTTTTTAAGCTTTGCTTTTGCAACTTTAGTCTTTGCAGTCAGTGCTTTGTTTCCACTAAGAATTTCTGTCTGGTCTGCTAAATCTTCTGGATTAGGTATAAAGTCATTAAGTTCTGGTAAACCACTTATTTTACTTTTAAGTAATGACATTGCTTTATCTGACGCACCTTTTGCTAAATCATTTTTTACAAACTTAAGTCCACCAGCTGCATCGTGTGCTGTCTTGATTGCATCATTTGTTTTACCTAATAAATCTTGACCTTTTTTAAATGCAGCTTCAAGACCTTCTGGACTTCCTGAACCTACTAAGTTTAACCCAAACTTTTTCTTTTCAGTTTTCAAAGAAGGGTGTCCAGTCAAACTTGCAATTAAGTCTGATATGGGTTGATTACTATCTCCCCCAGTAATTGTTGCAGTGGGTGTTCCAGTACCGTCTGTTATAGTTGCAAAGTTATTAGTAAAGTTTACCGTTCCCGCAGTAAGTAATTCTTTTTTCGGGTCTATTAAAGGTTCAGTAGAAAATGCTTCTTCTGGAACAATCTCACATACACCTTCTCCTTGAATAACTTGTCCTTTAAAAGACTCTACCGTCTCTAATGATTTAAGACTGTCTGGAAGTTTAAATTCAGTACCTACCGTTGTATTTCTATTTACTTGAAGTATCTCTTGGACTTCTTCAAAGTCTTTATTTTCCAATGCAGATACAGCATCATCTTTATCCAAACCTTGAAGTTGTTGGTTTATTTGGTTTTGTAAGTTTCTTCTATTTCTACTCATTATCTTCTTTCAACTCTCTTGCTTTATCTTCTATCAGACCAATTAATTCTTCTCGTTCTTTTATACTTTTACTATCAAGATAATCTTTTGCAACTATCTGACACGCACCGTCATCTGTATCAAGTTTTTCTGTTGCAAGTAATTTTATATTTGCATCTGTTTTAAAAGTTCTCAATTCAAATGCAACAAAAAATACTTGCACGGTAAATCTATGAAACAAATCACTAAACATTTTTAATCTTCTAAATCTAGTTTGTTCCCAATCACAAAGACCAGACCCACCAGTGGCCATACCAGATTTTACAAACAAACCAGAAGTCAATGCAAGTGCTTGGTTTTCTGTGTATCCTATATTTATGAAGAACTGAACTGCGTATTTTACTCGACTGTCCTGACCCCCACCAAATGAAAGTTGTCTCGCATCAGAAATATTATTTTCATCATCAACATCAAATTTAGGTGCAAAGAAACCCACAAAACTTTGAAATACATTTGAAGGTTTACTATCGTCTCCAATATCTTCATTTTGTTGTTGGTCTTGTAAGTATGTGGGTATTTCTATGTGTGGTAATGAACCGACTACAACGGGTGTTTGTGATTGCATTCCGTCCATAAAGAAACCAAAGACTAATGCGTTTGCTTGTAGTTTAGGTACTTTACCAATACCAGACATTCCACCTTCTGTGGTGGGAAGAACGCATTGGGCCCAAGGCAAATCTTGTTGTGGTAATAAGTATGTTTCTGGAGAATGTAATCCATGTATTCTTATCTTTACTCGTCCTTCAAAACCAAAAGGTGGACTTGCATCTATGACAGTTGCAATAAACCAACGGACATTATCTCCATAAAACTCACTTTGAATGGGACGGTTAAAACTCATATCAATCTTTTATTTCTTAAGGTTAAGTCTCTACTATTCTTTCTAACTTCTAATCTTTGTTTCGCACCTCTACCTGAGAACTTAGACTCCTTAGTTCCTTTTCTTTCGAGTTTACATACGGTCATAGTCACTTCGTGTGCGGTTTCTCTAAAGGTATGTCTTAAATCATGTATTAGATGATGTCCAGATTTATTTTGGTCAAGTGCGTTATCTTCGTTTGTAGGATTTTCTGTATTATCGTTTCTTATATTTAAATTGACAATATCTCCCACTGAAGCTTTACCCACTAAGAATGCAGTGCCTGGAACTACAACAGTTCTCATATTTTTAAATAATAAATTTTTGATTGCCCTACTTTCTAGTTTTTTAAGGTGTAATGGTTTATCGTATTCATCATGGTATGACTTATATTCTCCATATGTTCCACTTGATACTATATTATGTATGATAGAACTACGATACTCATTTATAGGTTTCTCTCTTAATTTAAACTTATCGTCAAAAACATTCTGAAATCTTTTGTCGATTGTACCTTCATTATTTAAATTAGTCAGTAGAGTATCGATATCATATTTCTTCATGAATATCTGTCCAGTATTTAAATTAGTGACACAATAGTCTGCACTTAAAGTTCCTGCTTGTGCAAGACTTAAAGTACTTCCCGAACCTCTTTCATCAATAGCCTTTACTGTAAATCCTTGTGCAAAATCATCTTGGGTTTCTGCAGTACTAATGTTTGCACTATTGTAGTTGTAAGGTAGTTTATGATTAAATGCTTGTTGTTTTAACATGACATCTAAATTACCGAGTCTTAGATTGTCATCATGAATAGTTGACCAAAGATAAAATGGAGAACCCGTCTTTGTGGTTGCTCTTGATAATAACCACTTCATTGCTTGCATTGGTGGTAAGTTAGGAACAATAACTCGCATTTCAGTTTGCACTGAGTCAATGATTTGTTCGTTTCCGTCTAAAGTATATGATACATCTATATCTTTGTCAAGTGATTGTGCGGATATTTTTGCAATAATATCTGATAATGTACCACGATAAGAGTTTCTAAGTCTTTGTACTTCTGAGACATATGCATGTTCATCTAATAATCCAAAGACAAAAACACTTGCATTGTCTTTTGCTTTAATCATATTATCGATACCAGTCATAATAAAAGTTCTTTCAAATACTGGGTCAACATTTTTACCCATACCCGCAATTTCAATCTTAATTCTTTCAGTACCGTCAAAGTTTATTATATCATATAAACCTTTATCATCTATAATTGAAATAGTTCCAGATAGGAATGCATTCTCTAAACTCTCAAAAATACTAAGTTCTACTACTTGACTTTTAACATCGTAAAACTTCTTATCAAAACCACCAAGTCTATCTGCGGTTATATGACATTTAGTTATAGAAAATTGCGAAGATTGTGACATAACATTATTGTTTCAACATACGATTAAACTCAGAAACAACCGTATCGATTGAGTCGGGTCTGATTGTAATTATTTGTTTCAAAGAGTCGTTTTTAGCTTCCATTCTATCTCGGAAGGTAATTGGAATAAGTCCACTGGTATTTAAATTATGTGGGTCAACATCTACTTGTACACCGTCTGTGTTTTCGTAATGATGAACTGCGTTGTATTGTTCGGTTTCACTAGTAGTTGTTAATACTTGAAATACTCCATTTATATCTGTATATCTAAGTTGTTCTCCACTAGTGAATTTAGTTCCAGATATTGTTTTAATAATAAGTTGTCCTAAGTCTAGGTTTCTTTTAATTATTGTACCAGTTGTACCAGAAGTGGCTCCTTCTACTACTTGTCCTACTGGGAACAATGCACCAATATCATCTGCAGTCACTATCGTTCTATTTGGATACTTAGATATTGCAGCTTCTAATAAACCATTAGTATCTACAGGCCAACCACTATATCTTAGGTCATCATTCATCAAATAGAATGTCCAATAGTGGTCAGTAGTTCCATATAGTTTCTGTGATAAACTATCTGGTCTATCTCCCCCGACAATTGTATATCGATTTAGAAACGATACCTCTTGTTTTATTTTATCAATAATATCTACATATTGAGTTATGTTATTAAATAAAACTGGGTCTTCCCTATTACCAAAAGAGTATTGAACAAATTGAAAGTTCTCAAAAAACTTAGTACCACTCATTAGAAACCACCTTTATTTATTGCACCTTCAACGGTAGGGTCTACATCTTTTCTCGATAGTGTTCTTGTTTCTGAGAATGCAAGTCCCATATCTATTTCACCAAACTCTCCATTAGGGTGCATTGACATATTTGAAGGATTATAAGTAGTTGTCACATCACGCAGATAACAAGGTAATATTCTTGGTACATTAGGATTTTCTTTATCTTCATATAATATTTTTATCTTAAATCTCTTTGGAAACTTATAACCAATAGATGTATCTTGGTCTCCCACTTTAACATTGATGTCTTCTGGATATAATTCTGACCTAAAAAAACTTATAATTCTTATTACTGTATCATGTTCTTGTTTTGATAACGGGATAAATTTAAACTGAAATGCAAACTCTCGAAGTGCAACTGATTTAAATAATGACCTAGTATTTGGGTTCATAGTCACACCCGCAGCTTGTTTCACTGCAAGTGCAGTTCCTTCTCCACCTAGATACTTTGATACACTTACTTTAGTCATTGCAAGTCTACCCAAACCTTCTGCACCACTACCCCCAAATGCAGCTGCAGCAGTTTGACCAACACCAGAAAATAAAGATGAAATTAAATTTTTATTTGCATTACCACCTGCTTCTGCAATCGCACCCGACATACCTAAATCTGCATTTTCATATGATGCAGTATCACGGAAAGGAATTGCAGCTGGTAAGTACAATTTACATTTTTTTAATATTTGTGGATTTACTTCGTTAGTTTTACCAGTACCAAAAGTAGGTTGTACTGCATCATCTTTTCCTTGTGTAGAGTCTACGTTATCTTGACTCTCTAGTATTGTTTTAGCTGCATCTTCTTGTTTTTGTTTTGCTTCACTTTCTTTCTTTTCTCGGTTTGTTTTATCTTCATCACTTTCATCTTCTATAGTTTCATTCTTACCAAACAAAGAACCAAAACCTATTAAAGATTTTAAATCAACTCCTGCTTCTTGTATCGTTCCAAACTCAATACAAGACTTATAATCCTGAGTATCATGTAAAGGATATTCGAGTCTGTCTGCTTCTGATACCTCTGCGGCTTCTGGTAGGTCATCAAATAATAAACCACCAACAAATTTCTTTCCGAAGTTTGCGACTTTGTTCCCGAAGTTCTTTGATTTATCTGCCATGTATGTTCCCTATAAATACTTTATAGTTCTATTTATACACGAATGAAGACATACAAAGGAAGATATAAAGTAAAAAATACAAAAAAGTATAAAGGTGATTATACCAATGTCATCTTTCGTTCTCTATGGGAACGTAATTGTTTTCGTTGGTGTGATGAAAATCCAAAGGTACAATCTTGGAGTTCCGAAGAAGTTGTTGTCCCGTATTTTTATGAAGTAGATAAAAGATACCATAGATATTATCTTGATTTAAAAATAACATTTAAAGAAGGTAAGACTATACTGGTAGAAATAAAACCAGACTCACAAACTAAACCACCCAGAAAAGGAAGTAGAAGAACCAAGACATTTATTACTGAGGCCGCAACATATGTAAGGAATATGAATAAGTGGGACGCAGCTAATGAGTTTGCAAAAGACAATGGGTATGAGTTTCAAATCTGGACAGAAAAAACTTTAGAGTCTATGGGTATTCTACCAAAATCTATGAAACCATTAAAACCTTTTACAAATAGGAAAAAATAAGTATAAATAGAAGTATGTCAAATATATTCCAGAAGTTAGAACTTGCGGCTTTTAGAAATCAGATTACTCCAAGAACTAAAGAGAGTAGAGAATGGTTTATGAAAAAGGCAAAGGCAATGCGTGGTATAAGTCGTAATGAACTAATGCGAGAAGAACCTTTAAGTAGTAGCGGTCGTAGAATTATTGGTTCTATGCAAATGTTCTTTTATGACCCGAAACATAAAGAAACTTTACCTTATTACGATAGGTTTCCTTTGTCAATTATACTGAAACCCGCAAAAGGCGGTTTTCTTGGATTAAACTTACACTACCTACCACCCATACTTCGTGCTCAGTTTCTTGATGCACTAATGGATAATGTCACAAGTAAGAAAAGTGAAGACGCAAAGTTTCAATTGACAACTAGATTACTTGCGGGAACATCTGAATTAGAATACTATAAACCATGTATTAAACACTATTTAACTGAACACGTGAAGAGTAAGTTTGCAGAAGTAAAAGCACCCGAGTGGGAGATTGCAACTTTTTTACCAACTGCAATGTTTGAAAAGGCAACTAAACAGAAGATATACGCAGACAGTAGGAAGAAAATATCATGAGTAGAATAGATGATTTAAAATCCGAAATAACCAGTGGAGACGGTCTTGCACTTGCAAATAGATATAGAGTATTCTTGCCGCCAGTAGGTGGAGTATCCGCAAGAAGTTTAGATTTACTTTGTAAAAATGTCTCAATTCCAGGCAGACAAGTGACAAGTGCAGATTATATGTTAGGTGCAACCAATAGAAAAATTGCAAATGGTCACGCATTCGCAGATGTCACTATGACCTTTATTGGACTAAATGATTTTAAAGCAAGAAAGTATTTTGATACATGGCAATCATTTGCACTCAATCCAAATACTTTAGAAGTTGGATATTATAAAGATTATACCAAACCAGTAGTAATTCAACAACTGGATAAAAACGCAAAGTCTCCACCACTAGGCCCTAGAAAACTATTTGATAATCCTTTACCAGATGCAATCGCAGAAAGACTACCTTCTGTCGGCCCGATAGATTTTCAAAACGGTGCATTTGATTTAGGTTTAGTTGGTCGTCAAGATTTAAGTCAACTTGCAGAAGGTGTAAATTATTCTGTAAGATTAAATGAAGCATATCCTACTACTTTAAATGAGATACCTTTATCTAATGACCCAGACGGTTTAGTTGAAATAACAGTGCAATTGTCCTATAAAGACTTTACTGTCGTAGAAGGTGATATAAAAGAAAAAGTATTAGATAAAGTGATTGAAAAGACTGGACTATCAAAAATATTTAAAGATGCACTTAGAACTTGAATAAATAGAATTACATTATTATAGGAGTAATATTATGAGTAATGTTTTACCAAAACTGAATGCGACCCCTTCGCACGAACTAACGATACCTTCAACTCAACGAACTGTTAGTTATCGTCCGTATCTTGTAAAGGAAGAAAAAATACTTCTTCTTGCATTCGAGTCAAAAGACCAAAAGGCCGCACTTAAGGCAATGATTAACACAATTGAGGCATGTGTTTCAGATACAATAAATGTATCGAAACTTACTATGTTTGATATTGAATATATGTTTACACAAATTAGAAGTAAGTCTGTGGGAGAGTCTACAAAAATTATGGTTAAATGTTCTGAATGTGAACATGGAAATGAAGTATCAGTAGATTTATCTCAGGTGAGTGTAGATGTACCAGATATTGATAACAATATAAAAATATCTGATGAAATTACAATAGAGGCCAGGTATCCTTCTTTTGAAGTTTTTATTAATAACTGGCAAGAAGAAATGAAAGAAGCAGAACTTACTTACAAAATTGTTAACCACTGTATTGGTGCAGTCATAACCAAAGATGCAAGAATTGATGCAGAAGATGTAAGTGAAGAAGAAATTGCAATGTTTGTCGAGTCAATGAACGCACAACAGTTTAAAAAGTTAACTGATTTTGTTTCAACCATGCCAACAATGAAAAAAGATATATCATTTACATGTGGTTCTTGTTCTCATAACAATGAACAGACACTTGCGGGGATATCGGATTTTTTCTCCTAAACCTTTCGCATGAAAGTTTAGTTAATCACTACCAAACAAATTTTGCATTAATGCAGAATTACAAATATAGTTTAACTGAACTGGAAAATATGATACCATGGGAAAGGGAAATATACGTCAGTTTACTTCTAGAATGGATAAAAAAACGAGAAGAAGAAGCGAAAGCAGAACAGTCTAAGTATAAATAGAAGTATGGTAGATACTATTGCAACAGAAGATGAACAAGTAATTGACAAATTAGTTGGGACTCTAAAAGAACAAAACAAAGAAAGCAAAGAAAAGAATGCAGCACTTAGTAGTTTAGGTAATGCTATTAATAAATTTGTTGCAATGCAACAAGTAAATGCATTAGAGGCAGAAGAAAAAAGATTAGATGATAAGAAAAAATTAGATGATAGACTTGCAAAATTTGAGTTCAAAGGTTTATCCGATGAACTTAGAGACAATGGAGTTTTCAAAGGGTTTATTGGTGGTTTAAGTTTTATTTTCATGGGTTTCCTTGGACTTTTACGTGGTTTGTTTGAGTCTGCATTTTCTTCGTTCCCCCCCGCACTAAGACTTTTCAATAGTATATTTCAATTACAAAATCCCGATAAAGGCTTTGGATTTGTTAGATTTCAATTGATGTTGTTTTTTGAAAAAATAGGTAATTTGTTTAGAACCGTGACTAAAAACCTTTTTAGTCCATTTGGAAAAATAACTAATTTAGTACAAAGTTCAACAAAACTTATGGTAGGGCCTAAAGGGTTTAAAGCCATGGGTGATTTCTTTAAAGGAATTCGTAAATTTTTTGGTATTTTTGGAAAACTAGGATTTGCATTTGGTCAAGTTTTAGGAAAATTATTAAAACCCTTAACTGTTGCTATTGCATTTTTTAGAGCCGTATTTTCGATACCAGCATCATTTGAAAGATTTATGGAAGATTTTGACGGAAATATATTTATGGCAGTACTCATGACTTTCAGAAATGCTGTTGTAGTTTTTGTTAGAGAGTTTATTGCAATGTTTGTTGGTGGTATTTTGGATTTACTTAAACTTATTGTCCGTAGTATTCTTAGAATATTCGTTTCTGCTGATAGTGATATTATTAAGGCGATTGATAGTTTTTCTTTTTCGGATTTAATTAGAGATATAATTACCTTTGTTGATGATTTAATTGTAGGAATGATAAAAGGAATGTATGATTTTTTCACTGGTAAATTAGAAATAGACTTCGGTCAAGTATTTGCTGGTATTCTTCCAAACATAGGGCCGATGATGACCGAAGAAGGTAAAAAGTTTTTTATGGGAGTTGCAGATACAATTAAACAATTCTTTATCGACTCACTTAATTTTATTGGAGACCAGGCTAAAAAAATATTTGATAGGTTAGTTGCATTTAAAGATAGAACAATAGAAAGAATTAAAGGTATATTCGATTATCTTTTAAAACTACCTATGGCATTCTTTGAAGGTGTTAAGGCCGCAGCGAACATATTTGGGGAAGGAACTGTAGGAACAAGATTTAGTAATGCTTTTAATGATGTAATGGTTGGTAGAGATATTGAAGACACTATTGCAAAACCAGAAATAAGTTCAGAAAGAGCAGATAAGATTGGTGCGGCTACGGGTAAAGAAGGTGGTAATACAAACACTTTCTTTGACTTCTCCGACCAAAGTGTAAATGACCAAAGTCAAAGTAGTGGTGGGATTTTACAGACTGTTGGTGATTTCTTCTTTGGTAATGATAATGATAAACAAGAACTTGCAAAATAAAAAAACCC